AAAATCCGACTTATCGAATACAGGTTTATCATCTTGACCTGATTCTGAAATGTTTTCTTGTGCGCTACCTTCTAAATTATATAACTTCATCTTGGATCTGTCAACCCCAATCACAAACTTCTTATAATATCCTGGATCCCCATAACGATTTTTCAATTGCTTCACAAGAATTTGATTTAATCCTTCAAGTTCCTCGGAAGAAATCAATGCAAACATAAAGTCAACTGTTGCTGGCAAACCAAAAGATTCAGAAGTATCTGTTAGTTCTACATCAGTATTCGCAAAACCAGATCGAGTCGTTTGAGTTGCCGATAGAATAGGAACTGCATATTCTACTGCCAATCCTCTCAACTCTTCTGCGATGCTCTTAATATATGTATAAGAATTTACATTCGCCCCTTGTTTCATTCTAGAAGAAGAACAGATGTTTAGATAGTCAATAATAATCATATCTGGAACAAATTTCTTCTTTTGCTTCAACTCCTCGAGCAGTGCTTTAAAGTGACCAGCATGAGCACCTGCTGTTGGATATTCTTTAATAATCAACTTACCTTGTGTCTTCTTAGACACTTTGTCGAACCGAGTTTGATATAAAGATTTGTCAATAACTTTCAACTCGTCCATACCAATGTTCATTAGATTCGCATCGATACGCTCTGCGATTCTTTCCTCAGCCATCTCCATAGTTACATAGAGAACATTCTTACCTTGCATTAAAGTTGATGCTGCCACATGACACATAAACAAGGATTTACCAACCCCTGTTCCTGCCAAAACAACATTCAAAGTTTTCTTACTTAGACCACCCTTGGTAATCTTATTGAACAAGTCTAAGTCGAACGGAATCTTTTCTTCCACTCGATGATAGAATTCATACCTCTCATCATAATCTTCGATATAATCATGACCGACATGATTATCAAAAGAGACGGCAAGAGCATCAGAAAGGATAGAAGGAATAGAATCTTTCGATCGGACTTTATCTCCACCATCAATGATTTTGATTGAATGTAGAATCGCATTATAAACTGCCTTATCTCGACAAAACTTTTCAGTCTCACCAATCAACCAATCTTCATTAGTTTCTTTAGTTGTTAGTTCGTTAATATAAACTTCAAACTCAGGAATTTCTTTATCGCCAAGATCAGTTCTATTACCAATCTCAATCGCTAGAATTTCTGGAGATGCAGGTTTGTTATACTCATTGAAGAATCTGATCAACTCATGTGCAATGATAGATTCTTTTCTATCTTGGAAATACTCTGTCTTTAAATGTGGAACAACTTTTCTACAATATTCTTCATTATGTATCAAGTTCGATAATATCGTTTTCTCCAACCTCATCAATTCCGCCTTTGTAAATTAAATTCTTTTCAGCCATTTGATAGACAACCAACTCTACAAGAAAGTCGCCCAACTCTTTTTCAAAAGCTGGTTTATCTAAATCGTCAGGTTCATTATCATGTATGGTGTAGTCAAACTTAACATGCAATCTGTCTTGTTCTTTATTTTCTTCAAACTTAACTCCACCATATGAAAATATTATACCCTGAAATGGACCAGTTGTCAACTGAAGCGCAATAACTCCATTGCGCTCCAATCTTTTATGTGGTCTTAGAATATCACTCGGATTCATCGATTTCTGCCAATTCTTTGACGATTTCCTCATCTTTGAGAATATCTTTTGAGGCAACCTGATACTTGTCTTTAACGAACTGAATAAAAGATTTTTGCATAAGGATAGGCAACCAGAACTCTTTTGTATCAGTATCTTTAACACGATATTTCTTTTCCTCTATTTCACCAGTATCTTTGTCGACCTTACTATACCATCCGTTCGATGGTTTGACGACATGTCCTGATTCAAGAGCAATGTCAAGTAAGCCAGACCAACGGCTGATACCACCATCATGAGATACAGTAACAGGTATTTTTGACTTCTCACGAACATAGCGAGATTTTTCCACATTGATAATAAAATTGTATCCAACGACTTCCGTCCCTTCTTTTTCTTGTTGGCGACCAATAATAAAAATATTATCAGCCGAATAATATGCGCCAGTTCCACCACCAACAATTGCTTTAGGGAACATACCAATTTCCATGTAGGTATGATTAACAACCACACAAGGAATGTCTTTTAAATTTAAGTGAGGAGTTACCATACGCCACAACGACTTCATACCTTTGGCACGAGTCATGTCAGCAACGGATTTACCTTCAAGGGCATCATCAACTTCTTTCTTAGAAGCAAGATTACCAATTGAATCGATAACAATAATCAAATGATCACCACGCTCAACACCATTAAGCTGTTGCATAATGTCTGATTTCAATTGCTCAAGGTCAGTGATTGGTGTATGAATAACTTTCTCAGTGTCAATACCAAAGCTGTCGAAGTATGACTGAGGAGTACCAAACTCAGAGTCATAGAATAATAAAGCAGCATCAGGATATTTTTCCATATAAGATTTTGCCATCAACAAACTGAAAGCAGTCTTAAAATGTTTTGATGGACCAGCCCACATTGTAAGTCCAGGAGTTAGACCACCATCTAATCTACCCGACAATGCGATGTTAATTGCTGGAACAGAAGTCGGAATCATATCCTTCTTCGTAAAGAATTTCGATTGTGACAAAACCGAAGAGTCTTTGATTGTTGTATTCTTTTTGAGTTTATCTAAAATGCCCATATATTTCTCCATTCTTTCTTATAGTATACTATGTATATGTTTGCAGGTCAAGGATTACCTTTGTGATGCGGAACATCAAATACAAAAGTTATCCTGACTTCGTTACCAATGTTGTCGGTTCCATGCTCCAGTTTATTGTTAAACCAAAATAAAGTTCCTGGCTCTACATCATAATGTTCATCACCAACATAATATCTATATCTTCCTTGTATAGATAAATGGTAACGATCTCTTGTTTCATAATATGTACCGATGTCGATATGTCTTCCTACTTGTCCGCCAACAGGCAACGATAGAAATCCGCAACGAGAAAAGGTATGGAAGTGTCGCTTCAAGAATCCAATAACTTCCGTATGGTGATTATATGCTGGTGTTGGAACACAAAGTTCTGTATCTCCAACATAATCATCCTTACTCTTAACAGCACCAATGACAAGTTGTAGAACGCTTGCCTCAACATCAGGAAAACCAAACTCATCATGGACATTCATAGAACCTTCCATGCGTTTCTGACCTCCCCAATCTTGTGGGTACTGTTTCAACTGGTTTAATATTTTTGAAACATTAATACCAGTTTTAATTACTCTAATATTATCCAAAGAAATCCTCCAAGGAAGATTGCTCCTCTACATTCCACTTCAATGGTTGAATGACAATCTGAAGCGCATCAAGGAAAACCTTCTGAAATTGTTTTTCATAGTCAATATATCTATGTAGGTCAAATTCAGTTGGTAATGTCTGTGAGAAAGAAATAATATCTTCCTGAATCCTGTTGGGAGTTTTCAGATACACAAACTTAATCTTATCGCCATCCTTCAGAGGTTGATACTTGTGTGTTAAATTTAGTTCTTTCAACTGATGATTAAACAACAAAGCACCACGAACATGAATCGGTGTAGACTTACGATAGATTGTAGAACTGGCAGCATATTCTTTGATACCATTAATACCACGAGGAAAGGCAATCTCCTCGATACTCAGCTTATTAAATGTGTCACGGAATTCTTCAATGTATCTATGTAGTTTCTTCTCGTCACCTTCCAGAATAACATTGATCGAATCTTTAAGTTTGTCACGAATAACTGCTGGCGTAGATGACTTGACCATCTCCAAACCCATAACCTTAATCTTAGGTTCAGCAAATTGTACTCCCTCAGAATTATGCACATTTAATATGTATCGTTTCTTAGCAGTCCAAATACCTTTGTCGGCAAGAACTTCTCGCTTCATCTGCATCTTTTGATCGAACGCATTCATGTAGTCGGCAAGTTCTTTATATCCTTTGTCAATAAATGGTTGGAAAACTTCTTCACAGATTTTATCCATAAACTGAATCTTCTGTTCGTCAGTTTTACCTGCGCAAGTTGATTCAACCAAAGTTTCAAGAGTAAGATAGATTGAATCGGTATCAATCGCAATGACATAATCTTTCTTGGTAGTCTTAAGAGTTTTATTCATAAACTCGTTCAACTTGTTTGCCATCCAACGAATACTCAACTGACCAGAAGTCGTAATACCCTCTGCCATTCGTAAGTCGAAGTAACGGAAATACTGATTACCCATCGCACCATAAGCTGAGTTCAGAGCAATCTTCATTGCCATCTGCAGGTTATTAAGTCGAGAGATTTCCTTCAGCAGTTCTTTCTTAGACTTGTTTTTCTCATACTGTTGTTGAACACCAAGCATTTGTTTCTTATACTTGCTTCGGTCTTTATACATCTTCTCCATAAGTTCAGGCATGAACCCTTGCTTATCTTTGCGATAACAAACACCATTCGCAGTCATAGAAACACCCTTGGCTTTAACTTCAGATGTGTCAAATCTTTGATCAAGAAGATAATCCACATTGACAGTTTCGCGACCCTCAAGCATTGTCTCAGGCGAGATGTTATACTGCATAATCAAGTGAGGATATAGACTGTTCAAGTCGAAGGAAGCTACCCACTTATGAAGTCCAACCAATGGATCTTTAACATAAGCACCTTCAAACTTATCCCACTTCTTGTTACCAGAGTTGCCTGGAATCACAATACCTTGATCGCGAAGATGATTATAGATAATCGCATCCCACATTCTAACTTGCGAGAATACATCTTCATAGTTGATCTTTGCGTTATACGCCATAACCAACTGAAGTTCAATCAGTTTCATTTTGTCTTCAAGTTTGTCGACAATCTGCACATCGTGGATGTTATAGGCAACGAACTTCTTCCAGTTTTGTTCATAGAAATCTTTGAACGAACCATATTCGCTGTAGTCAAGTTTCTTATCACCCAACTCAACCGAAGCGATATGGTCTAAACGATAAGACTCTTGTGTTGTGTATGTGTATTTCTTATAAAGGTCAAGGTAATCCAACATAGCAACACCTTGAATGTCGTATGTCAATTCCTCACTACCTTTCATGGCAACTTTGCGTTGAGTGATTAAATCCCATGGCGATAGTTTCTTAGCGAAAGACTCACCAAGAAGATTCTCAATTCTTCGAGCCAAATATGGAATATCAAAGAAGTTAATATTCCAACCAGTAACAACATCAGGGCAGTTCATCTGCCACCAGACTAGAAAGTCTTGAAGCATTGCCGACTCAGATTCAAAACAACGATACTCAACATCGCCTGAGTTGCCGATAGGTTTACGACCCCAAGTTGTAATGTCTTTTGTTTTGTTATCTTGAATAGTGATGAGAAGCATTTCCTCATTGGCTTGTTCAATATTAGGAAAGCCAAACTCGGTTGCTGTTTCAATGTCGATTGTGAATACTTTAATTTTATCGGTGTCGCCGATAATCTCACCACGATAGTTGTCGCTGATATATTGAGCAACGAAATTATTGTTACCATAAATCTCGAAACCAGAAACATCTTTATATCGGTCAATATAATCTCGAGTGTCTCGTATCGTTCCTGGATTCAGAGGAGCAACATATTTACCCTCTAGAGTTTTATAATCGGTTGGAGATTTTGATGGAACAAAGATCGTTGGTTGAAAGTCGACACGATGCTTGAACTGACCATTCTCATCATAGCCACGAACAAGCATTTTACTACCATATTGTACTACATTGGTGTAAAAATTCAATTTGTTTCCTTAACGATTTCTTTATAACCTGCCCAGCTTGGGTGAATCCCGTCTGGTTGCAATCTAGTAATTGGCAAAACAGTGTCGCCATATTCAGCAGCAACTTTCTTAACAATCTCTTGAATGTTAGGTTTGATTGCAGGCAGAATCCAGTAAACTCTATCCGCTTTCGTCATTGTTCGGATTGTTCTTAATTCTTCTTCAGTCTTAACATACTTGTGGTCGTTGCTACCCAAACTAATGATAACAGTTTTTGCTTCGTATGGAGCTTTACCAATGTTTCGGTTGACCCATTGATAACTGTTTATACCACCCTCAGCGTAATACTCACAACTAGGTTTAAATACATGTGTTCCGACAGCTATACTGTCTCCCATAAT